TTTAGGTTTATTAAACCCTGAAACCCCAGCTCTTTTAAGGCGGGAATCTTTCTTTCTAACGCTTCTTCGTTTTTTTGCTGCCACTTTTCTTTCTCTTCTTCTTAAACCCTGCTTTCATCAGGGAATAAGCTTTGGGTGAGATAGTAGACTTTTTCTTCGTTCTACTAGTACCCTTCTTTTTTCGGCGGTTTATATTTGCATACAATCCACGAGCAGCCATTATTTACGTTTCTTCTTTGATTTCTTTTTCTTCTTAATATTCTTTAAGAAAGCCATTGGCAGCTTTTGCTTACCTTTTTTGCTTGGACGCCCTCTTTTTTTACCGTAAGTACCTTTTCCTGCTGGCATGTATAAACTCCTGTTATAAAGCTCTGCGCGTTATTTGGCGCAATACATTTACCACATTTCGATCCTACCTTATCTATAAGCCTAGGATCTTTCTCTAAGTCTTTACTGGATATATTATTGCAAATACATACATACATAAAGACCTCTATAATAGGTGGGGGCGCGTTACGCTTTAAGGCTGACTGCTCACCCCCAGGTGTTCGATGAGGTGCAGTGCTTCTTCGGGGAAGTCTTATCTACTCCATGACAGTTTGCCTCATCTCAGAAATAGTGGCCTTTTATTTACGGGAAAAAGCCATAAAACCTGCAACCGGACTAGATCCTTTTGATTAACGTGGCTTGCTTACACGGAGATGGTCTACGAGTTCTCTTCTCGGTAGGTCTTTTTGTTTTAACGTCGTCTCCCGCCTGTAAGGTTCGACGTGCCCATAGGAATCGGTACCAGTTTATGGGGCAACGGGGTCATTAGCTCCCCAAGGGCAGTTTATATCCGCATCGGACTGCCTTCCGAAGAGTTACTTATCGTAGCAACTACACCGTCTAACTAGGAGGAAGTTAGAATCCTCCACTCATTTACGCCTGAGGGGTGTGGGCGATACCCCAAATAACTAGGGGATATCTCTAGTGGATTTTAAATAAGAATCTCTCTTATTTATGAATACAATTATATCGGTAAATAGGTTGCGTGTCAAGAATTATTTTTTATTAACTGTCAAAATAACTATCGTAATTTGGGTAGGGTATTTCCAACTCAAATATTTCTCCTTTATCGTTAGTAATGGTGTAAGTGAAAGTAGCAGTATCGAAACTGTCGTTTACTACTACAGAGATACTTCTCTGTTTGGCTTTCTTATACTTATTAAAATCAATAATATTAGAAGTAGTCTTCATCAGTTCCAAATCCTGCGGAGGCTAATGCGTCTCCGTCCCAATCAAATAAATCATTGTCTCCGTCACTGTAATCTTCTTCAATACGAATTTCGTTTACAATAACTTGTTGAACTAACTCCCACGCATAATCTGCGCTAATTGAAAGCTGAACAGAAATCTCTGCCGCCATCTCTTCAGGTTCTTCGTCCCACATTGCTAAAACAATGCTTTCTGCTTCCTGATACAACCTATCCATCATCATACTTGTTTCTCTTTGTAATCCTTTATCGCAGCTTTTATAGCATCTTCTGCTAGTACGCTACAATGAATCTTAACAGGTGGAAGTGCAAGTTCATTAGCTAAGTCAGTATTTTTTATATTACCCGCCTCTTCTAAGCTCTTGCCCTTCACCCACTCACTTAACAGTGAGCTGGAAGCAATAGCGCTTCCACACCCGTAAGTTTTAAATTTAGCGTCTAAGATAATATTATCTTTTACGTCTATCTGTAGAACCATTACGTCACCGCACGAAGGCGCACCTACTAAGCCCGTGCCAACAGTCTGGGAATCTTTGTCGAGTTTTCCCACATTCCGTGGGTTTTCATAATGATCCATAACCTGTTCGCTGTATGCCACTTAGTCCTCTCCTTCTCGAAGGTTTAACTCTTTCAAGTATTCGCCTCCCTCTACGGTGGTTTCATGTGCTCTTTCCCACCTTTTAATATTTTCTCGTATTCCATAGCACATTACAGAGTTAACATTAAGAAAAGCAAAATCATCCAACTCTTTCATTTCCTCTCTACTGAGTTGTGCTAACTTTTTATCGTAGTTCAGCTCAATAAATTCAAGGCACACCATAACAAGCTTATCTTGTATATGTCTTTCCTTGGCTCTAAATAGCGGTGTATGAATCACTTACCAATATCCTTAATGTTATCTTTTCCAATTACCATGTAACCACCTTTATTGTAGGCGATTGCTACGGTATAGTTTTTACTTTCTTCTCGCTTATACGAAACATCGGCTGGTGGCTTATACTTTGTCATAGGGGCGGAAGGATAGTATTTATCCTCCCTCGTATTCTTAAACAAAGGGCCAGAAGCGGGGCGAAACACTGGTTCGGTCTTCCGAGTCCTTTTCACACTACGCTTCCTGCCTGAGTAAGAATAGTCAATACTTCCTGAAATTATCATAGTTCTCCCTCTGTTAAAATATAATTATACTAGCAAAGAGGATTCTTGTCAAGAATTATTTTCCCGATGTAGTGCTCTTAGTACTTCTGCCCACTGTTCCTCCGTAACACCAGCATGATGGCCTGGAGCAGCTACTTTTTCCCACCTTGGGAGTTCGCCCGACGGAGCTGTATTCACGTACCCGTCAGACGTTATCTTGAGTTCCTCTCCTTCACGCCCACGTTCTTCGTTACCTTCTGCATTCAGTTCGGTTAACGCCTGCTGAAGCAATCTATAGTTCGGATTCGACATATGCAATTACCCTATCAAAAGCTTCTTGTAAGTCATAAAGCTCTTCTTCTGCGGAAGGATCGGTACCCTGAGCGCATACTGCTTCTAGATTAATAGCGACCATCGATCGCATTTCGAATAATTCATCCGCAAAGTCATCATTGACAGACATTTCGCAAGCCTTGAAAAACTTTCGCAGCTTATGTCGTACTTCAAAATCATTTTTACTGTCAAAGTCAAAAGAGATAGATTCATCATTATGGTCTCGATCTCTCATGCTAAAATTAAAGTTTCTCATACAGATACACCTCTCTTGATTAATTCTTTTCGTGCTTTCGCACGGGTTTTCCTTTCTAACCTGCGAAGATCAGAGTCAGGTTTTGTACACAGCTCCACAAGTTCAGAGGTTTTCACGCCCGCCATTGGAAATACGCGCACAGTTTTAATTTTAGTCTTTCGATCTAATACAACTTCGTTAGGCTTGAATTTTACTGACATTTTATATTTTTCCTTTGTTTCTTTTAAGATGTGCATATTATATGGGCTAAAGCTTGTTGTGTCAATAACTTTATACCTGTTTGCCTGCTTGTATCTCTAACTCAATTAAAAGTTCCGTATAGTGAATAATTTTTCTCAAGTCATCAATACCACCCTTATCACGCCAGCGAGTAATATACTTCACTATACAACCTTCGGAGAAAGTAAGGCCGTTTTTCTCCGCATACTCTGTAGGTTGAATAGCATACTTCTTATAGTGGTCTCCACCAACTTGTTTTTCCCACGCACTCATACATTCCACTCCTTTTGTTCTTCAATAGCCAGTTGGCACATTTGTATATAATCTTTATCCGATTCATCTAATACAGACCAGAACTTACTTACTTCTAGAGTAAGATCGTAGGCGACTTCTTCATTCTCCAGGTGTTGATTGCTTTCCATCATCTCCTGGAGCTTGTCCATTCTGTGATTGATCTTCTGTTTCAGTCTCATAAGTAGTAGCCTTTTTATAGTATAGAATTATTTCTTTTGTTTCTTTAAAGTATCTGCGTAACTCTTGTAAATTTTCGGACATTTTCTCATACCCGTCGGGTGTTAGAGCAAATACTACAAATTGTCCGTCAAGCATCTTTTCAATCTCTACCCGTTTCTCCTGATAGTTTTCTTCTGTTATTATCCAGAAATTAACATCGAGTAAGTCTATTTCACGGGGGAGAGGCGGCTGATAGATACGAATAGGAACTGTTTCTATCTTAGTAATTACAACAGGCTCCGGCATTACGTATGGTGCTGGCATGTCTTTGCCACCAAACCAAGAACACCCACTAACAAGTAGTAATGATGCTATACTAATCGTCCTCATTTTCAACCTCCTTCGACTCTTCTTCTATTGTTCTAAAGATACCTGCGGTGGCTTTATTTACTCTTTTTTCAATCATGCCAGGTCTTGCTCTCGCAAGCCTAGTAAGATTGTGATCTTTAAATACTTTCATAAAGTTAGACTTCTCAGCTTGAAGAGAGGCCGTTACAGCAGTAAGTTCAGTTACTTGAGCCTGCTGTACTTCTCTTCTAGCCTCTAATTCCGCGACCTTCGTCGCATTGTTCTCGGCCGCTACCTGTAATACATTGTTGTTCTCTTTTAGAGTACGATTATTAGCTTCTAACTGAATGACCGCATTCTCTAACTTTGCAACAGTGACTTGGTGATACGCATATGCACCGCCAGCAGCTCCGACCACACCTAGAAGAAGTATGACTTTAAGATACATTTTCTAGTCGTACCATTAGGCGTTCCGCACGATTCGTCACTTGCTTATGCCAGCGAGAGTCTCGTCCTTCGACGGCAGCCTTCACCCAATCAGCTTCTTCTAATGCAGCACAGAAGTTCTTAAACTTTGACAAACGAGGACGGCCCATATTGAACATCATGTTGCACAATATATGTTGTAGCTCTTCGTCAAAATCATCAAAGTCTGGGTACAATACTTTGCACTCGTCTATAGTCACTGCAATGTCTAATGCGAACAATCTTCGCACCCGTTCTTGCTCGACTACGGTGCCGACTGGCTTACCATGCTCTTCATCGTTTTCAGTGATTAAGTGACCCACACCACACGTTGGCAGTGCTAAATGGTCTAAATACACCTCGTACTTACAGCCCTCATCTTCTTTGAGTTCTTCTCGCAACACATCTTTGTTCATCTTATGGGTTTCCTGTTCCTAACAGACCTGCCGTTGGGCCTCTAATGCCCAAGGCTTGAGCTACACCGGGGTTAGCCGCTGCCTGCTGTCGAATTGTACTGGTTCCTGCTGGGGCTGTTGGTTGTGTCACGTTCACCCCTCCAAGACTAGATGCTGCGTTTGGCTGATTCATCTGGCTTTGAATTGCGGACAATTGTTCGGTTAATCCTGAATTGTCAACTACAGCACGGATTTGTTTAGATGCCTCGTTAACGCCCTCTTGCAAAGCTTGACCCGGAGTTTGAGCGACAGTGGCTCCAATTAATTTTCCTAGAAGCTCTGACTTTGATTTAGGGCTAAGACCTTTTGACATACGTTCATAGTCTTTAACGACTCTACGGTATATTGGCGCGGAATCTAAAAGTCTGCCAACTACAGTGGCTCTGATAATTGAACCCAGATTAGCTAAAGGACTTGCAGCGATATTAGCCGCAATAAGATCACCGCCTTGAGCAGTTTTTGCATTTGCCGCTAGAATTTTGGCAAACTTTTCCATATCAATCCCAGTTTCTTTGCCAAACACGGCTCTTAACTTGCCTTTTTCTGCTGCCGCAGAGAAAGCCTTAGACATACCCTGTAGAGCCTTTCCATCAACAAGTGCGCTAACTCCAAAATCTTGAGTTAACTGAGATAAGAAAAATTGTTGTACTTTTCCCCTGCCAGCATCATCAAGTGAGTTCATTATTGATTTTACTTCATTAGTTTTAGCTGGGCCTGAGACATAAGAAGCTGCCACTCCAGCGTCTATATCTTCATTAGCCAATATTTTCTTTCGGATGCTATTATTTTGAAAATCGTAAGCTTCTTTTTGGGCTTTCGCTACGTTTTGCAAAGCATTTACAAATGGTTGTTTAGCTCCTGTAGATCTTGCCATCATTAATGCGTTGTCTATATCTACTTTACTTGTTCTTCCGGGAATAGTTGTTTGACGTATTTGATCTGCAAGATTTTTAATCTTTGCGTACCGTTCTTTTCCAAAAAGAACATCACCAGTCACGCCTAAATCGTCAATCTGTTGAGAAAAATTAGATCCCTTAAAAGCATAAGCATCATCAGCCTTAAAGCTTGTTTTCTTTGCAGCATTTGTTAACCATTCAGTTGCAAGGCGTTCTCTAAATTCATTCGTAAGTTTGTCTTTTTGCCCTTTAGGTGCGTTTGCTCTAATAACATCTAAGGTTTTAGTTACGGACTGGGCATCCCCATTTTTAATTATTTTGGACATAAGAGTAACATTCGGCATTAAATCTTCTATAGGAGTGCCAGAATTTCTGCTCCTAACAACATTGTCTCTTAGTTCTTTTAAGCCTGTTGCTCTGGTCATGTTGTCAATTTTGGTCATGCC